TCTCGCCGATGCTTTTTGTTTGGATTTCCTGTCCAAGTTCAATCTCGCTCGTATCTGTATCCGCTAAATTTGCAATATGTTCCCTATAAGTAAACACGCACTTTCGCGGCGCGTCCCAGTCCCGGCCCAACAATTTCGCCTGCGCGGGGCTTACAAACCCGTGCGCGTGCCAGTAAACCGGGCTCGCGTGCTTGAATCCCCAGTCCTGACCGATCCAGTGCGGCCACCAGGGCTGCACGATCTGCATAATGATTGCGTGTGGAATCTTGCGCTCTGATTCCTCGAAGTTGATGAAGTATTGGCCTTCGGGCACGGTCCAGTTACCGTCGAGAAGAGCCTTGCGCTTCTTCTCGGGAAGGCCTTTCAGCGACTCGCGGTATTCGGCGCCAAGGTGCGGATTGTCTTCGAGCAGTGCCGGCACAAAGTGAAACTCGTGCTTGATGTGCTGCAATTCCTTTGGAAATTTGTGATCCGGCCAGAGCGCCTTTACCCATTGCAGGCCGATGCCGGTCGGGTTGGTCGCAGCCAGGAAGCAGGGCCGCGCAATGCCTGGGGTGCGTAGGCGGAACAGCACCAGATCCTCAAATACGTCGCGCTTGTTCTCGGTCAGTTCCTCAACGGCGATGTCGCAGAACTCGGCAGACTTGTACGAGTTGGGGTCTTGCAGATTGCGTAGCGCGATGCGGCCTCCACCGAACTCTTCGCGCACAAAGAAGCACAATCCCTCTTTCTCGGTGCGGTGTGTGCTTCCCAGCCATTCGGGGAATTCGCGCTCGATCTTGCTGATCTGACGATCTTGCAGCGTGGGATAGTCCAGCGAGAACAGGCCTACCATTAGACCCATGATGCCCGTCTCGGCGTACCGCTTGAGCAGTTGCCGCAGGCACCACCAGCGCAGCAGGTAGCTTTTTCCGCCGCCCGCTGCGCCTCCGTACAGCACAAATCTATATTTATCAGTTGCTTCGATGCACTCTAACTGTTTTGGCGTTGGATTGATTAGGTCATCGAATAGATCGAAGTCCTCTATCGCGCCAGCCATATCGTCCCAGCAGTGATCGCGGCGCCGGCCTTGACCGCGTAGTAAAGGCCCGGCGCTACCAACGCGGTCCCAACTTCGCCGGTGACTACAGTGACCTCGTTACCGGCCTCGTTGTAGACAGGCAGGAAATCGCCACTGATCAGATCGGGCGATGCAACCAAACTCACGCTCTGGCCGCTGTTGTTGTAGATTGCCAGATCAATCGGCGCCGGCTGAGGAGTCAGCGACACCGCCATCGTGAGCGCATTCAGCGCCAAGTTCTCGCCGTTGAGCACAGACAGTTTGTCGCCGCTGGAAAGTTCTGTCGGGGTTTGTACTGCGCTGAATAACGGCATAAATCACCTCAAAGCGAGTTTATCACCGAACGATGACGCGCTTGATGCCGATCTCGCCGCTGACCTCGGCCTGGATCTTGTCGCCATAGTCGAGCGGGGCGCTTGGCTTGATGCCGCCGCGCAGCAGGTGCGAGGCCTCCCACTTGGCCTGGTCGCAGCGGAGCCGGTTGCGCTGGATGCCAGCCGCATCAATGCGAGTGATTCCGGCCTCATCGGTGTACGTCGGCGTCTCTGCGGCGATTTCGTTCGCGTCTTCAATCCTGGATTCAACCCCCGCCCGGCGGGCTGCGGCATACCGCGCCCCAAAGCCGTCCGTGTCGCGCACAGCCCAGCGGGTCACCGTCCTGCGGCATGGATACCCATCGTCGGAGCAGATCGTGCGCAGACTCTCGCCGCCGCTCATGCGCACCAGAATTTCTTCGGCGATTTCGGGATTGTAGACTTCGAGCATTAGCGCACCCTATGCCTCGTGCCGTCTGGTGGCTAGATCGATTCCCCTGAGTTCGGCCAGCCCTCTGTCGTGCTCGGAAATCTTATCGTTAAAATATTTGTTGTCTACGCTTTGGTCGGCGAACTGCTTATCGTGATCCGCAACCTTTTGCGTGATCTTTCCGCCATTGAAAGAGACGACGGCAAGGGTTGCCAGCGATGCGATGATTGACCCGCCCGCCATGATTGAAGAAAGCGCGGTACTTCCCAATTCGGCCTGTATCATTGCTTCTCCCGGTTGAAGGTTCGTCGACGCAGTTAAAGCTTGTCCTTCGCTGCCAACTCTGCCGCTTTGAGCTTGCTTTCGATGTAGGCCTTGAACTCGCCGTAGTCGCCGCGCACGATAGGCGCCAGCCACACGCCCAGGAAGAATGCCACTAAAATCGCGATTGAAATCATCAGAAACTGCACCATTTTGAAACCTCACAATCTGCGTTAGAGTTTACCATCTGCGCCCACTGAGGGCGGCTGAACCTGGTCCTGTGCGTTCGGCGCGCGGTTGTTGACGGCATCGCCGCCGGTCTTGATGAGAGTCAGGGTGCCACCGAGCACTGTCGCAAAGGTTGCGGCGGACCCGACAAAGGTCACAATGTCCGTCATGGTCACAGGACTATGGGTCTTGATGACGAACCACGCATACAGGCAAACCAGCGCGCTGACCCAGGCCAGCACGTGGCTGACGATCAGCACGAGAAGAACGCGCGTGTTGCTCACTGTGCCGTCTTTGTCGCTCAGTTGCGACCGGAGAAAACCTGCTGCCCAGTTGCCGTTCATTTGGTCAGCCTCCCTGCCGCATACGCAGTACCTGCTGTGACGGCTATCACAATTGCATCGTGCTTGAATCGCTGCCAGAACGTCCCGCCCTTGGCTGTGGCCTCCCAAGTGTCGCGCTCTTTGGTCACCGCGGCGAGTTGGCTGGCTGCGTCCTGCTGGATCACCGCGGCGCTGGCTGCATTGAGTGAGCAGGCGCTAAGCTTGGCGCTGGACTCGTCGCAATCGAGCTTGTACGCCTGGAATGCGGGAATGTCCGCCTGCGGAATCACGATCTGCTGTGTGGCTGGAGCGGTAGGCGTAGCCGGCACCTGCTGGACCTGGACCTGCGCGGGGAGGTTGGGAAGCGTGTTGGCGACTGCGGCAGCCTGCGTCGGGGTGACCACGACGGTACGCTGGCTGGCGATGGAGGAAAGTTGCGCTTTGAGACTGCTGGCTGTCTGCTCCTCGTCGGCTTTGGCTTGTTCGATGCTCTTCTGCGCGGTGGCGATGACCTGCTGCTGTGCAGTCTGCACGCTCTCAGCCTTGAGCCGCGCATCATGCTCTTGCAGCCACTCGTACCCGCCCAGCACGATTGCCAGCCCAAGCACCACGCCGATACCGATTGCCCATGCACGCGAGATCGTCACTACTGCCTCTTTCCTTTTCTACAGATCACCCTTGCCGGGTCGGTGCTTCAGTTTGGCTGGCGCGTCTCCTGTTTGCTGCGCATCCCATTCCAACGCGGCGTTCCAGCCAGCGGCAGCACAAGCCAAAAGTAAATCATCCTGCGAGAGTTCCTCGATGCGCGGAATTGTCGGAAGGCTTTTATGCCACTGCTCGAAAAACGCGTTGAATGCCTTCATGCGCGGGGTTAATTTTGCGTCCATGCTACACCACTTCCAGCGCATTGCAGACGCTCACCTCGGCGGCGATCTGGTCGCGGATAAAGCGCGGAGCGACGATGCAGCCTTCGCTTGCCGAGTGATTGAGCGCGGAGTTGTCGCCGTGAATCATGAAGCCGGCGCGGCCGAATGTCTCGGTGCTATCTGCTGGGGTGAGATGCGCCACGACAGGACCCTTGCCGCCGGGATCGTCATGAAACGCCCCGATCCACCAAGAGCCGCGCGGAATCGGACCCACGTCTGGATCATTCTCCATCGCCGGGTTATTCAGCCCCGCGCCGTTGCCAGAGTAGCCGTCGCCCAACTTGAAACCTGTGGGGCTCTCGAGCACGCCGGTATCCGAGTGATATTTCCAAGCGCTGCTTTCCATGGCCAAATTATAGCGCAGCCCCTTTTGCGTCGGCGCAGTTTTTTTGCGCCGACAAAGAAATACGAAGTATTTCTATATATCTGCCTCTGCCTCTGCCTCGGTGACATTTTTGGACATTCCTTGACTGTCTTTGATTGTCCAAGACAATTGCATATATATGATACGATCTGCGCATGAGCGATCAGCCTGCAATCCCCATCGGCGCCAGAGTTGTGCTGCAGACCTGCCCAACCGCCGGCATCCCGGGCACTGTGCTGCGCATCGAGCGCGGCAAATTGGCTGTGCTGTGGGCGGACATTGGACCGGACTATGTGCGGGTGCACTCCGCGGCATCGCTGCGCCTGGTGTGATATGCTGTTGCCGTTGCGCGAATTGGTTGTCGCGGCTTAATCCAGCCCGGCCCGGTGCGAAATGTACCGCCTGCGAAAACGCAGCTCAGGCCCAGGGAGCACGGCGAGGGGACTCGCACGCATAGCGCAACACTCTGCGGGAGCCAAAAGCCGCTCTATGCCTACACACCGACGGCTGTTTTCTCGCGCGCGTGTTGTGGCGACAAAAGCGAGAGATAAGAGCAATCCGCATCCCCGCACCACATATGCGCATCATGATATAACTAC